CTTTGTGCAGGTTCGGGGCCGCGTCGGGATTGACATATAGGTTAATATCGCCTTCTCCATCCACCAGTCGCGTGTTGACTGCGTTGACGCGTGAACGCTCCGAAGGGTTCGCCCTCGGGACGCGCATGTATACGTCAAAGAACTGTTTAAGCTCTGATTGGACTATATCCCAGTCACTGCCCGAGGTCTTAGCCGTCCCTCGCGCCCCGCCTGTTGCGTCTCCGTAAATATAGACAATTCCCTCGTGGTTCGCCCAATCGTTTATGAGTCGCCCACAGACGGCGAGCGTGTTGCTGTTGCGCGGTATATGCACCTCGCCAATCACGACCGTCACCTCGGCCCCTGTTGCCGGATCGGGTAACTCTTGGCAGACCACCGCTACCCCCGGCGACACGTTGAAGTCAAAGCAAAAAATCAGCGGCTCACGCGGGTTGTATTGGAGATCGGTTCGCAGATGCTCCTCGCAATATGCGTAATACGCTTGACCTTGAAAATTAACAAAACTCGCCTCGTACTCTTGGGCGAATGTCAACGCGTCCATGTGCCGGCGGGCGGCTTCTATCTCGCCCTCTGGCAGGACTAATGCACTAACCCAATGATATGAACCCCATTCACTGTCTGGCCCGTGAGAGAGCATTTGAGCTTTCGCATATTGGTCCAGATCGTAGTAATGGTTACGCCCTTCGGGCACGCCCGTAAAATCGCACCACCCGTTGCGGTCCGACAGGGCCGGACGGATATGCTCTTGCCAGACCGTCGGCTTCATGTTGGCGTATTCGTCAAGCACCCCGCCATCCCAACCGACCCCTTCTATGCGCTCGGGCTTATCGAGTCCGACGACGTGAATCTCTGCGCCGTTTGCCAGTCGAATAATCAACTCGCTCTCGCTCGGCTCGGTCGCTCGCCATTCGGGCGCGACCAGTGCCTTTAAGTCAGACCAGAAAATCCGCTTCGCTTGGTCTCGGGTCGGTGCCGCCGCGAAGTAGCGCGGGGTCGAGTAGTCACTCCCGCGCAATGCCCTGTGGATTAGTCGACGCTTGCCGATCAGTTCGGTCTTGCCGGAGCGACGGCCACAAGGAAACGTGTTAAAGCGATGCGTGCCGCGATACGCCTGTATCTGTACATCTATTGGCCGGAGCGGTGTCCATCGCTTAGGGAGGACTTCTGTCAATCGCTCCCGCCCATTTGTTCATCAATCGCGTCGAGAGCCTTCCGAAACTCTGACGCGATGTCTGCGCCGGTTCGGGTTGTCTCCACGCGGTCGGTCTGATTCAAGCGATTTTTACCGAGCCAAATCAGCATCGCCGATTTGCCCGACATCGCCGCGTCATACTGCGCGCGACGGAGAGAAACGTCGCCCTCCGACAGGCCGCGCTCGTATGCCTCGCGCAGGCTTTTCTTCTGCTTAAGGTATTTGCCGAACGTCGTGCGGCTCACTTGTATTACGTCGGCGATCTCATCCCACGTACAGCCAAGCCGCGCCAGTGCGCGGACCTGCTCCTCGTCTATTTTTGCGGCCTTTCGTCCCATACTATTCTATGTCCGTTCGTTTTCTCTTGTTGCCGTCTGTCCGGTGAAATCCTCCCACCGCTTCACGATAACGTCGCAATATTTCGGGTCAATCTCCATCCCGTAGCATTTGCGTCCGAGTTGCTCGGCGGCGATAAGGGTTGAACCGCTTCCAGAAAAACAATCTAAGACATTTTTTGCATCGTGGTTCCCGATCGCTTTTAGCGCAAGAGCTACCGGCTTTTGCGTTGGGTGCAAGTCATTGATCCCGTCGCGGTCTTGATTCCAAACAGTGGCTTCTGTTGTTTTACCACGCCATCGGAGGGTCGAACCTTTTGGTTTAAAATACAAACATGGTTCATGCCTCTGCTTATATTGTGCATTCATTGCCGCATATGTCGCGTTTGTCTTATGCCAAATAATTAACGCATGGACTTCGCACCCGCTTTTATAGACTGAATTGTAAACTTCTCTCGCCTTGCTACCTGCAAACCAAATATAACATGGGCCATCAATTACAGGCATTACGATGGGTAAGAATTTTGTATAGATGCTCGCCGATTCATCGGCAATTATTTTTTCCCTTTTGCGCTTGTTCAAATGTCCACCTTCATAATTTACCCCATAAGGTGGGTCAGTAAAGCACATTTCGGCTCTTTCTCCATCCATCAACCGCCCCACATCCTCCGCGCTCGTAGAATCCCCGCACAGCAGTCGATGCTCCCCCAAGAGCCACAGGTCCCCCGTCTGCGTGATCGGCTCCTCTGGCGGTTCTGGCACCTCGTCGGGATCAGTCAAGCCTTCGCCTTGCTCCCCGCCGTCAATGCTGTCGGGCAGTTCAAGGTCGTCTATAGATAATATATCGGCCAGATCAGAATCCATGCCCTCAAGGAGTTGGGCCAATACGTCGGTGTCCCACTCGGCAAGCTCGGCGGTTCGGTTGTCGGCTATACCAAACGCTTGCGCGTGAGCAGGGTCGAGGTCAGTAATCACTACGTCGATCTCATCCCACCCCAACTCTCGCGCCGCTTCGAGCGTTCCGTTTCCGGCAATGACTACGCCACGCGAGTCTATGACAATAGGTTTTTGTTGCCCGAATACGTCAAGCGAGTCGCGGATCGCTTTTAGGTTTCGCGGCGAGTGCTTGCGAGCGTTGGCAGGGTCGTTTTTCAGTTCGGCTATTTTGCGTCGTTCAGTGTTCAAACTTTGGTCCTCTCATCCCATCGGGCCTTGCCGTCGCGCATATCCAAATGGATAAACACATCATACCGACCAATGCCGGTAAAACCAATCTCCTCGGCTTTAGCCGCTACCAGATCCAACGCCACCGGCAGGAGTTGTTCGGTTAAATGCGGAGATTTGACGCTCGGGATTATATCGGTTGCAAACACCATGTGCTGAGATTTCGATGCCCCGCCGATTGCTTCGTTGTGAGTCGGCGACCGAAAGCCCGAAGTGATCCGAAGTGGTGCCGCCCACCAATCGCGCAATTTTTGCAGGTTCTGCATGTGTAGCCAAAACCGCACGTCCGGTTTGAAACCCGACAGCACTTCCTCCCAGCTAAAATTTGGTATATCCTCGCGTAATTGCAATAGATCCCCTCCTGTTTACGAAAAATATATATAACAAGTGAGCGATCCACAAGTCTTTATGTAAACCTTTTCACGTGGAACACCTATAGGCCGAATGAGAAAATATTTCTCATCTTTACGCAATCCGTCCAAGTAAAACAAGTAACGTCCAAGTAAAAAAATCTTACTCGGACGGGTTAAGTATATGCTACGCATAGACTTACAAGGGACGTCCAAGTAAACCAAGTATTTTTCGTTGGTTTGTTTTTTTTAGAGAAAAAAACGCTTCTTTATACACGTGATAAGAATGACGTTTTACTTGGACGTTTCTTTATAAGTCTTTTATTTATATACCTTTAACACGTCCCAGTATATTTTTTTTACTTGGACGTGTAATAAAATAAAATAGTATAAGTAATATAAAAAACAATAGCTTAAACACGTCCAAGTAAAATCGGCTTTACTTGGACGTTACTCGGACGGATTCGCCTTTTGGCTTATACATGGCCTGTATTATGTAAACCAGTAGGATATAACTTATAGGTTATGTGGGCTTGGATTATGTAAACCAATAGGGCAAAAAAAACCGCTCGACCAGTAACCGAGGAGAAACTGGCCGAGCGGCGAGAGTGTCGGAGTCCAAACCGACAAGGGTCTGTTCCGACGGAGGGAATACCGAGGAGGTATATCTGTAATTTAAGGCTGCTGTAACGGCGCGTCAACGTCTTTAAAGTGATACCCTATAATCGACTCAGGCCGACACCCCAACGCGCTACAGAGCCGCCCTACGGTCCGCAGTGTCGGGCTATAGCGACCCGTCAGCATATTAGAAATAAAAGCCGGATACGTACCCGCTCGTTTCGCCAGCTCCCGATAGCTGTCGATTTCTGCCTCGGCCATCGCCTCATTTAATTTTGTTCGGTCGATAATTAGCATATATAGTAATATATGGGTTGAGGGGTAAAAACGCAATGGCTAAACTTTTTTTTGATTATTCTTAGAAAAAGTCTTGACATTAGAAGGCAACGGTTGTATATTCTGTATAGACGTTAACAATAACGTTAACGCAAACCGAGGAGCTTTACGATGATTCAGCCAATGATTAACTTTGATTTCGACAACGCCAAGCCAAGCACCGAGCCGACGCAAGGCGATTTGCTAACAGTCAAACTTCGTAGCGGCGACGGCTTCGTCTATGCCTGCGCTCGATTGCTTTCGATCATAGATCGGTGCGAAGGCTATCCGAGCAGTTACAAGATTATGCTCGGCGGGTTTAACGTCCCTAAGCCATACATGATGGGCGATTGCTTTGCCGTTGATCGTGAGTGGATCGTTGACTGGGGAATGTAAGAAAAAAGGGAGGGGTTCCGGCCCCTCCCAACTTTTTTTGTTTTTCTTTAAAAAAAGTGTTGACAAAGAAAATAAAAGCATTATCTTTATTATCAGACGTTAGCAGTAACGCTAACGCAAAACGAACCGAGGGAAAAATGGCAACTCCGCAAATCGAA